ATTAAAGTTGGGTTATATTCCTCCCACCAATCTACAAATCGAAGGAACATTTGCCATACAAGAGTAGGATACATGGGAATACCATGTTCTAAAAATTTTAATTCTTCACCATTAAGGTAGGCTTCAATCATTTCGTGCACCTGTGTACCTTCAGCACTTGCCTTCTTTACAATATGTTCTGAAGCGTATCCTACTTTCTTTAACCAATCTTCAAAAAATTTACCTTTAGGATAGTGACTTAATACATAAGTTACTGAAGGATAATAATCCCCATTTCTTTGATAATATCTACCATCTGGTAGGGTAATTTGTTTATGGTCGTCAGAAATTTCTAAAATTCGGCCGTAGTGCTTTTTTAAAGTACTCATATAAATAATTTTTTACTCAAAAGCCCCGATAAAGTTAATGGGGTTGACTTTTGAATTAGTTTGGTAAAAAGTTCAAATCCCATCTCACTAGGATCCTTATCATTCATCTCTAGCAAATGAACTTCTTTACCTTCATCCATGAATTTTTCACAGAATTTTAAGGCTGATTTAATAGCATCACTATCCAGTGCAATGTATATTTTTTTTACTTTAGAAGAAACAATTTTCTTCATTAGATTAGTTTGGATATTTTTTCCTAACAGCGGGATAGCGTTTCGTTTGATGGCTATGGCGTCAAATGGCCCTTCGCACAATATTAATGGGCTACTCCAGTTTATAAACATTTCAAATGGTATTATATCACGCGATACTGCTGGATTTTTATATTTTCTATAAGGTTCCTTTTCAAAACTTCTAGCTGTGAAGTAATTTAATTGACCATTATAATCATATGAAGGGATAATAATCATATTTCGATATTCTCCCTCTTCACAGTACCCCATATGGTACTTTATCATATCTTCTGTAGTAACTCCTCTATTTTTTAAATAGGAAAGAGCATGCCTAGACATTAGACTGGTAGGTTTATCAATAAAAGGGACGTACTCCTTAGGTAAGGATAATTCATGTTTAATTATTGTTTCTTCAACAAATGAACCTTGAGGAATAAGTCTTTTAGCTTCGGCAATCTTATCATATGCCTCTGATTTTTTAAGAAGACTAGGAATGGTTTTCCCCCTGGTATTACATACCCAACAATGCCAAGGGTTATGACCCTTTTTATTTTCCGTAAAATTAACCTCTAGTTTGGGTTTCTGGTGTTTACAAAAAGGACAGTGGTAGGCATAATTACCTCTCGATGTCGTTTTCCCTCTTCCTAAAACAGAATCAACTAGGGTTACTAGTAGGTGATTTACCATATGCGTGAATATACGCTGAGGAATTTAAAAATCCAAGTCTTTGGTAAAGAACTTACCTAAAATGTTATCGTTATAATATAAATCGGGTTTTTCCAAAACCTCCAACTGGAATAGATATTTAGTCTCCAGATAAGTAAGATGTTTTTTATTAAAACCTATCTCTATAATTTGTTTACCCAAACTTTCCAGCGTAACTTCACCTTCAGCGATTTGGTTTTTTAGATGTTTATTAGATCCATAATATTTTTCCCAATCACTTTCTTTACTTACAATTTTATGTAATGCTCTCCTCCCCCGACCGCTTTGTTCTGCTAGTTCGGATTTTTTGAGTTTTGTTTTTTTGTTGTGATATAAAACTTTTTTTCCAATATATTTTTTACCCTCGGGGGTACTCACTTCATATACAAACCCAAATGTATTAGGCGGAAATTGTGATATGTCTGTGATTTCTTTTCCATTGTATAACCAATTCATCTATCTAAGTTAATTAATATTGTAGTATCTGTTGTTTGAGATGTAGGTAAAGGTTGAGATAACTTACCTACTGCTATTAAATCTTGGGCTTCATTATAAAGTCCTACTGTTGTAACATATGGGGAAAAATTAGACCCTGTTACAAAATCCGAATATTGAGAACTTCCTGATAATAAAATTCCATCTTGCCCTCTTAAGGGGGTTGAAATAAGAGAGGGGTTTAATGAATAGTTGAATTCATTAGCTCTTATGGTACATTTATATTGGGTTTCAAAAATAGTAAGGGATGATTTCCATTGAGGGTTAGTAAAAGTATTAGTACCTCCTGATCCACTTTCAGTGTAAATCACTAATCCTGCTTTATATATTATATTACCTACTTTAATAGAACCACTTAATAAATTCCCTTGTCCATCATCCGACATAGTATTATCAGAATAACTTGAAGGCATAATATATTCTCCAAATTGGGTTGAAGGAATAGATAAAATTGATATTTCATCGTTATTCCCTATTGGAAAACTCCTTAAGTCATCAATAGATTGAATATTATTTAAATAATTTGTAGTATAAAAAGGACCCGTTATAGTCCCATCGGGGTTGAAATTAGCGGTAGCGGCTTCTGAGATTTGTCCATTACTTCCTGAAAGATAATTTGAATAATAAAGCTGTTTAATAGAATTATAAACTAAAGCTTCACTACCTGTTCCTACAAGTCCTCCATTTAAAGGATAAGTACTATTACTCCCATCAACTACAAAAACAGAACTAGTACTATACCCAGGAGGTGTTCCTGTGTAAGAGTATTGTTTATTAACTGTAAACGGAGTTACAATTATATCTGAAGTAGTGAGGGTTTTTAAATAGCTCATTCATTAGAAATCTAACTTAACTCTGATAAGGGCTTCTTTTGTAAAATCTTTAATAAGAGGTTTACTTAATTTAGCGACTGCTACTAATTCATTGTTAACGTTATACATTCCAACAGTAGTAAGATAGGTTTGGGGAGCATTTATAAAACTATTATAAAGTACCTGACCTGTAGAACCCGAGATAAATGAGGGATTTTCAGAATAATTGAATTCGCTGTTCCTTGCTCTTACAAAGACATAATCTGAAGTTATATTTTCTTGACTATTTAAAGTAAAAGTTCCTGAAGATGAAATGGCATTAAATAATTTAGCATTATTACCATCTGCCGTATTAGAAGTATATTCTGTACCTAATACTACTCCACCATTAACTACATCTAAATCAAGAGCAGAAGCATTTAATAAAATAGCTCCTATGTCCGGGAGGAATAAACCATATGAACCTGAGATAGTCATCCCATTAGTATCGGCACCTGTAGGTTTAAAAGCATTTGCACTTCCCGCTGAACCCGATACTATTTGGAATACTCTTCCTGCTTCATTATAAACTATAGTAGAAACGTCTTTACTATTATCTGTAAGTCTAACTTCCCCCGTAGAACTACTAATTCTTAAATCTAAAGTTCCAGGGAATATACTTCCTTTATAATTTGCTCTTTCTACAGCAATAGCATAAAAACTTTGAGTTACAGGAGTAACACCCCCATAAATAAAATTATTATTTTCATCTCCTAAAACAATATTTTGCCATTGACCAAATACTGTTGAAGTGTAGGATCTCCCATTAATACCCGAGTCATATAAAACAGACCCCGACCCATTCGAATCCCCAAAGGCAATATTGAATTGCACAGCAGCTTCAGTTTGTGTAGATCCGGTTTGAAATATATTTAAATAATAATTACCACTTACTCCTGCTTCTTGTACTGAAGAAGTAAAGAATTGAGTTAGTGTGGGAACATTACCTGCCCAAGCACCCGCAGTAATACTGTCGGCACTAATTAAAAAATCGTCTGGTTCAAATGCTTTAAATGACATTATGCGTTAGTTTGTGTTATTCTTACTGGGATAGAAATTCTAGCTCCACTATCTCTACCTACAATTTGAAGTGTAGTACTTATTTGACTATTAGATCCAAATAAAGTATTTACTGTAGTAGCAGTTAAATTAATTGTTGTACCTACAACTGTACTAGAAACATTGGTTCCTAAAGTTTCGGTTTGATTCAATGCTACTGCAGCATCTGTTTGAATTCCTACACCATTAAATGTGTTTAATACTCTTACATCAGCTATGGTAGCAGTATATCCATTTGCTTCAAATACCTGATTATTACCTAAATAATTTAAAGTTTGAGGTGTAATAGCTAATGAAGCTCCTTGTTTTAAAGTAACTTGAGAGAAACCTAAATCAAGTACCGGCATTTTAGCTGTACCTCTAGGTAAAGTTACTAATTTATATCTTAAATTTTGAGTAGTCTCAGGAAATGCTTCTAATAAAGGCATATTTTCTAAAGCTTGCCCATAAAAAGCACTTCCTGAAGGATGGGTTGGATTATATAAAGTATAATCAATTTCATCATCCGAAAGAGCAAATTGAGTAATTTGAAAGGATCCATCCCCTCTTGCTAAAAGTTCTCTACCTTTGTTTGTTAAGATAGCATCTACTGTTACTACCGAATTATTTAAATATCCCATTAGTTTTAATTATATGTAATAAATATGTGGCAATTTAACTTCATAACAAACCTTCGTTTGATATTTGTTGTTGAATACTTTTTAAATTATCTTTTAAATTTTGAGTTTTGTATTGAGGAAAAATATATCCTTTAAAAGGGTTCTCGGGGTCTCCTATAACTGAGTTTTTAGGTACGTTTAGAAAAATTGATTTAGGTTCGCTACTATCAATTCTATATAAAATAAAATTATCTAATATAGTATTATCAGGAACTTGTCTATTTAATTTCAATTTTAATAAACCATCAGATGCTTCTGAGGGGGTTATAACTTCATAGATGGTAAAAACTTTCCCAGGATCATATTCAAATCTTATTTTATCTCCTGCTTGAGGTGTAAATATATCATCAATAGGGTCTAATCCATATTGATGAAATGCAATTACTCCTTCTGTTCCTGAATTAGTTAATTGTATATTACCATAATTTTGAGATACATAAGATGAACCTGTTAACCATGTTATAACAGTATCACTTCCTGTAGCCCAAAACCCTGTAGTAGGAATATTAGGAATAGGGGAAGGTGAAGAACCTATAACTTCAAAATTTAAACTAACTATGTTAATTTCTTCTTCTGTACTTACTTTTATAAATATCTGATTAAAAGAAGTAAAATTAGATAAATTCACTTCCATACTCCTTTGCGCTCCACTATTGGAAGATATAGTAAATACATCAGTTTGTAATATATTACCTGCAGGAGGTTGTAAACTTACATTTATTGTTGTTGATTTGGTTGTAGAATTATTATCAATATTGTAAGAAATTCTAAAAGTAATGGAATTTATATTTACAAAATCCGAAGAAGATATAAAATATTTTCCACTTCCAGCATTAAAATTAGTTCCCCCTAGGGGGCTATTAGTTTG